AGAGATATGCGGTGTGATTACAAGTGTTCAAGTTGCAAGTGGTGACGCTGTTATTGCTTACTACTTATGAGTATTGCTAACGCATTAAAAAAAGCAGCTTCCAAGACAATTAAAGTTCTTGGTGGCGATATTACTTACAGAAGAGTGACGACTGGAATATATAACCCTACTACTGGCTCAATGAGTGAAGTTAAAACAGATGTCAACATTAAGGGTGTCGTGAGCAACGTAGCGAGGTCTGAGGTGACTGATCTAGTTTCTAGTCAGGATAAACGACTAACTATATCTGCTGGAGATATAACTTTTACTCCAACAACATTTGATCGGGTTGTAATAAGCGGAACAGAATATAAGGTGGTTCAAATCAATACAAATGAGCAAGATAATACAGCTATCAGCTTTGATATTTTCTTGAGGTAATTATGGCAAGACAGATTAAATTTTCTGAGATTGATGATTTTTTTGAGGAACTTGTAGTTGATCTTGTCAAGGCTACGACTCTTGAGTGGACAAGAAGAGTAAAAAAAGCGACCCCAGTGAGGATAGTTTACAAAGGGGAACCAAAAGGAGGTGGCCAGTTAAGGGCTGCATGGCAAACAAAAATTAAAAGGTTTGAAGGAACTGTGACCAACAATCTTGTTTATGCAGAGCCTGTTTGCTTTGGTGTTAATTTACCGCCATCATGGGGCGGTGTTTATAGGACAAGACAGAATACAGTCGAGGGGTTTCCTGAGCTTATTGGAAAAGAATTAGAGCAATATGTTTTGAAACAATTAAGGAGGGCAATTTGATGGCAGCTACAGATCTTAATACAGTTAGAGCAACTATTGAGAAACGCTTGAATGATGAGTTTAAAAAAGGACAGCCAGTGCCTTTAGTTTTTAACAATATTCCTTTTGACGCTTCAAATGTAGATCAGTTTATTCAGTGTGTTACTAGCTTTGGATCAAGTGAATACCTTACTCAACAAGCACCAAATTCAAGCACAACAGCGACTAATCTTATTGTTGGTCTTATTACATTAAATATATTTACAAAGCAGGGTCTTGGAATCAATGCAAATTTTGCAATCAGTAAAAGATTAAGAAATCTATTTAATAGAATTACAGTTTCTGATGTAAGATTTGATCCACCAGTAGGGCCTGAGATATTACAATCTAGTCCAGAAGGTAAGTTTCAAACACAGATTAGAATAACATTTGAATTATATGAGGCTCTTACTCCATGATTGAAATTACAGAAGAAATGCTTGACGCTATTGAAGCTGTCAAAGGTAGAAGAGAACCACAATACTGGGATCATCAATGTAGAAGATATTTAGAAAAACAAAAAAATTTGCAAAATTTATCAAAAGATGAGCTTGAAAAAAAAGGTAGAGAGCTTGGAATTGAACTTGATAAAAGAAAGACGAAAGACAAACTAATTGAAGAAATAGAAAAACAACAGAAAAAAGGTTAATATAATTATAAATATTTCTTTTTATTGTTATGGCTGCTGTAAAAGGTGATGTCGGGCAAGTCAAATTTGATGATGGCGGCTCTTCAGTCAACCCTGTTTTAGGCACTAGATCATGGTCTATGTCTATCACCAAAGATACCCAAGAAACAACTGTTCAAGGTGACACTTTTAAATCTTTCATTGGTGGACTTATTGAAGGTGAAGGAACTGCCGAACTTGTTTATGACAACGCTGCCTCTGGTGAGACTGCAACTTTTGTTGATGGTGTATTAACTACAGGTGACGCTGGAACAGCATCTTTTGAACTTTTCCCTGATAGTGCCAGTGGTTCTGCAAAGATCAGCTTCAGTGGCCTTATAACAAACTTTGAACAAAGTTCAGCACTTGGTGATGTAAACACAATCAGCATCACATTCAAGCCATCTGGCACAATTACATCAGCAATCTAAAAGTAAAATTCTTCGCATTTATTTATGGCAACTAAAAGAACCGCAGAGGTATTGCTTGGGGCGTTTCAAGATGAAATGGTCACAAGAAGGCAGTTTGACGTAAAAAACTCAAAAGATGAAGTCATTATGACTTTGTATTTTAAGCCCATAACAAGATATGCAAGGGTCAAAGCTCAACAATTAGCTGGCCCAAATGCAGATGCTTTGGTTGTATCTACTCAACTACTTTGTCAGATGGCAGAGAAAGAAGATGGAACTCCAGCCTTTGATATGTCAGATGCTCCAATATTGCAAAGACAGCTACCAGAAAAAGTTTTAAATGATCTTGAGCTTTTCTTGAATGACATAAAGCTTGATATTGATACAGCAAAAAAAGAATAAAAGGGGACAACTGGTTTAGATTTGAGTTTTTCCTAGCAACAGAACTTGGTAAGACAGTGCAAGAACTCAGGCTTAATATGACTGAGGCAGAGCTAATATATTGGGCTGGATATTATGAAATAAAGCATGAAGAAGAAAAGACGGCATTGCAACGACAAAAACGCAATTCAAGGTAATATAGAATAAAGGTTTTTTTTATTTGTGGCAGAAGCAGTCGTTAGGTTAAAAGTTGATGCCAGCGGTGCAACTAGGGCTTTAGATGGTGTCCAAAACAGAACGAACAAATTACAAGGCTCATTTAATGGCCTAAGAAATGCCATTGCTGCGACTGGTTTAGTAGTTTTAGGAAGGCAAGCAGTTAATACATCAGCAAACTTTGAAAAACTTAATGTCAGATTAGGATTGCTTACAAAAGCAAGTGGCTCTTTTGCAGCGTCACAAAAGATTGCGACAGATGCACAGAAAGCGTTTGGACTTAGTGCGACTGAAGCTTTAGAAGGTGTAACAGATATTACGGCAAGACTGGCTCCACTTGGCTCATCAGTCGAAGATATAAGAACTGTATTTTTTGGCTTTAACACAGCAGCAAAATTAGCTGGATCATCTGCTCAAGAATCATCAAACGCATTTAGGCAACTAGCACAGGCTCTCGGCTCAGGAAGGCTTGCTGGTGATGAGTTTAGGAGTGTTTCAGAACAAGTGCCAACAGTTCTTGCTCCTATTGCTGAAGAGCTAGGTGTAACTATAGGAGAACTAAAACAACTTGCCGCTGATGGCAAATTGACAAGTGATGTTGTGCTTAGAGCTTTAGGAAGAATAGGTAATGAGGGAAGTGGATTTTTGAAAGAATTATTGAAAAATGATCCTACACAAGTATTTAAGAATTTTACTAATGCGACAGAGGATCTATCAAGAGCTTTTGGAGATCAATTAAGACCAGCCGTTGAGGGCGTTACAAGATTGCTTACTGATTTTATTGTTGAAATTACTGCATTTGTAAATTCGCCAGTTGGTAAAACTACAATGATATTTGCTGCATTAGCTGTTGCCGCCAAAGGAGTTGCTATAGCACTTCCCCTTGTGAGTGCAGCCTTAATAAAAGTAGCCGCTGCTGGCGGTGTCGCTACGCTTGCCCTTAATGCAATTCCTTTTGTTGCTGTTGCAACAGGTATCGGAGCTATAGTGACACAATTAATAAAACAAAAAAAAGAACAAGACGAAGTTACTGAAGCAATTAAAAGAGGTGAAATAGCACAATTAAGAGCTTTAGAGGCTGATATTGGAATAAAAATGGCAAAAGAAATTGCAAAAATTAATAATTCAAATGATAAGAGAACTATAGCGGCGGCAGAAAGAAGGCTTGCTCTTCTCCATGAACAAATGGCTCCAATTAAAGAAAGATTAGATATTGCAATTCAAGAAAATGCAGAGGCAGAAAAAGCAAATAAACTTGAAAAAGAACGAAAAGAAAAAATAGAAGAAAGTAAAAAGGCAGCGGAAGAACTTAAGGAAAAAATGACTGCTGTAGGAGAGGAAATCGAAAGCAGTATAAAAAATAATTTAAGGGACGCTATAACTGGTGCGAAAACATTTGGAGAGGCTATGACAGGCGTTTTAAACAAGATAAGAGACAAAATCATAGACGCACAAATAGACAAAATTTTTGGTTCATTTGGAGAAAACTTTGGTAAAAGTTCAACTGGTGGAGAAAGGAAAGGGCTTGGAGGATTTCTTGGTGGAGTGATTGGAGGACTTTTTAGAGCAAATGGTGGCCCTGTAAAAGCAAATCAGCCTTATATTGTTGGAGAACGTCAACCTGAGCTATTTGTTCCAAGAACCTCTGGCAATATAGTGCCATCTGTTCCTATGGGGGGAGAATCTGTTGTAAATAACATTACTGTTAGCGTGGACGCTACAGGATCGTCTGTTAGTGGTTCATCTGCTGAAGGTAATCAGTTAGGTGAACAAATAGCCGCTGCTATACAATCAGAACTAATCAAACAAAAAAGAGTCGGAGGTTTATTAGCATAATGGCAACTTTTCCAGATGTTTTACCGACATATTCAAGCGTTGAAGATACAGACCAAAAAAGTCAAAGGGTCAAATTCGGTGATGGATATGAGCAGCGTTTAGTTTTTGGATTGCCAACAAACAAAAGACTTATATCTTTAAGAATGACTTTTAACGTTACTACTGCTGTGTCAAAAACAATAAATGATTTTCTTAATGCAAGATTTGACGATCAAGCAAGTTTTGACGTAAGCACTACTTTCAGACAAAATGTTTTGCCTGATTTATCAGCATCACCAGAATTTATTTGTACTAGAAGATCCAGAACTCTTGTTACAAATGGCAGAGTTGTTATGAGCCTTACTTTTGAGGAGGTCAAAGAACCGTAATGGCTATTCCTGTTTCTGAATTACAAAGCATTAATCCAAGTAGTTTGATTGAACTTTTTGTTTTAGAGCTATTTCAAAATTTACATGGAAGCACTGACGTTTTAAGATTTCATAGTGGAACAAAATTAGATACAAATGTTGACATAGTTTGGAGAGGTAATACTTATCAAAAGTTCCCTGTTGAAGCGTCTGGTTTTGAATTTTCTTCAAAAGGTCAAATCCCAAGACCAATATTTAAAATTGCAAACTTGGTAGGTTTGACTCATGACAGTCAAGTTTTAACAGTTTCTGATTTGATGATTATTGTTAATCAAACGACAAATCAAAATGACCTCATAGGTGCGAAGTTTACAAGAATTAGAACTTTAGCCAGCAGTCTTGATGCTGTAAACTTTACAGGCAACTCAAATCCTTTTGGCACTCCAAATGATGATGAACTACCTCAAGAAATATTTTTTATTGACAGGAAAGTCCAAGAAAATAGAAATTTTGTTGAATTTGAACTTGTTTCAGAGATTGATTTAGCTGGTAAAAAAATTCCAGCTAGACAAGTTTTAAGAACTGAATTTGCTGGAGTTGGTACATTTATCAATCAATGATTATGTGGAAAGAAAAAGCTTTTGAACACGCAACAAAAGAACAGCCTTTGGAGTGCTGTGGACTTTTGGTAAAAGATAAAGGGGAGATTGATTACTGGCCTTGTAGAAATGTCGCTTTTAAACATGACGTTGCAAACTTTGTCATTGAACCAGATGACTGGGCTATATGTGAGGATTCAGTAGATGAGATAATTGGAATTGTCCATAGTCACCCAGAATTTAATATGGAATTTTCGCCAGCAGATAAGGCATCATGTAATGCTCTTGAGTTACGTTTTTATCTTGTAAACCCAAACACAAAGAGTATTATCTATATAGATCCAGAGATAAGCAATGTTAACTAAAATAAAAGTATATGGGCCTTTAAAAAAGTTCTGCAATAATCAAAAATATTTTGAGGCTAAAGTTCAAAAACCTATAGATGCGATTTCTTTTTTGAAATGCAATTTCAAAGGTTTAGAGAAACACATGGCAAATCAGCATTATTGCATCAAAGTAAGAGGAAAAGAAATATCAGAAAAAAACTTATCCATGAAAATGGACGGAGACATACAGATAATACCAATAGCACATGGTAATTTTTTTGGAATTATTCTTGGAATTGGTGCTTTACTTGGAGGAAGTGCTATATCTGGAGGTGTCTTGGCTACAGTTGCTGCGTCTGTTTTAACCTCTATTGGAACTTCTTTAGTTATTGGGGGAATAACAGATATGCTTACTCCAAACCAAACAAACAACAGAGGAGGGAGTGGTATGGACGAAACCGACCCCTCAGCCTTTTCTAGTAATTATTCTTTTACAGGGCTTACAAATGTCAGCAGAGCAGGTATTCCAGTCAACTGTGTCTTTGGGGAAATTTTTGTCGGCTCAATAACCATTTCAAATGGTGTTGATACTGTCCAAGTAAAAGAGGATTAAAATGCCTAGACTTCAAGACTTAGATCAAAATACAGTTTTCAATAATCCTGATTTACCAGAGGACGCACTTTCTAGCAAACAATTTTCAACTTTAATAGAGATTATATCGGAAGGTCAGATTGAGGGATCAGTTTCAGCAAGCAAAGCTGGTGTTACAGATAAGACATCTGATGCTTACCTTAATCATTTTTTAAAAGATGTATTCCTTAATGGGACACAAGTTTTACAAGAGGCAGCGGACGTTTCAAGCCCACCTGATTCCTCTTTTAATTTTAAAGGTGTTGAATTTGATTTTCGGGACGGAAGTTCAAGTCAAACAAAAATAAATGGTGTTAGAAATATTGAAAGAACAACAGTAAATGGACTCACTGTTACAACTTCAAACCCAAGAGAAGAAACAATAACAGATACCTCTATTGAAACTGTAAGAATAACAGTTCAATTTCAAGCTTTACAAACATTTGAAGATAATGGAAATATCTCTGGAGCAGAGGTTCAACTTCAAATAAAAACGGTACAGAATGATGGCACAAATACAATTCATATAACAGACGTTGTTAGGGGCAGAGCTTCAAACGCATACAACAGAGACTATGAATTTGATTTGCCTACAAATGCCTCTTTCCCTGTTGTTGTAAGAGTTGAAAGAATTACCGCAGACAGCACAGATACAAAATTACAAAATGCTTTTAAATTTATGACAATGACTGAGTTGTTAAAAGCACCGCAGACATATCCAAATACTGCTCATATCGCTTTACGGATAGATTCAGAGCAGTTCCCCAGAATACCTAGAAGAACATTTCGTATAAGAGGAATAAAGGTAAAAATCCCACACAATGCGACTGTTGATTTAAGTAATGGAAGAATTACATACAGCGGAACTTTCAACGGAACATTCAAAACAGATCCAGAATGGACAAGCGATCCAGCTTGGATTTTATTTAATTTATTGACAAATGAAAGATATGGGGCGGGAATATCAGAATCAAACTTGAATCAATATTCTTTTTATAGTGTGAGTGAATATTGTAATGAACTTGTTAATGATGGTCAAAACGGACAGGAGCCACGTTTTCAGACAAATATAAATATCACCACTGCTAAGGAAGCATTTAATGTTATTAATGAGCTTTGTTCTGTTTTTAGAGGCATTGCATACTTTGGGGCTGGGACAATAGAGGTAGCAAACGATCAGCCAGCAACAAGTAAATATTTATTTAATTTGTCAAATGTAACTGAGCAAGGTTTTACATATTTTGGAAGTAGTAGAAAAGCAAGACACACAGTAATAAATGTTGCCTATTTTGATATGGAAACTCAAGAGATTGATTATGAAACAGTACAGGCAGAGCAAACGACTAGAGATAAATATGGTTCAGTTGTAAAAACTGTCAGGGCAATAGGAACTACATCAAGAGGGCAAGCCCAAAGACTTGGAAAATGGCTTTTATATAACGAACAAAATTCTGGAGAGACTTGTAGCTTCACCACCTCTATTGATGCGGGAGTTATTGTAAGGCCGCACGATATAATTTCGATTCAAGATCCTATGAAAAGCGGTGTAAGAAGAGGGGGAAGAATCTCAGCATCTTCAACACCAACCACAACACAAATTGTCGTTGATGACACAGCTAATACAGACATTCCTACTGTTTCAGCTTCACCCACTTTGAGTGTTGTTCTACCAGATGGATCTGTCAGTACACGAAACGTCAGTAGTGTATCAGGATCAACAATAACAGTATCATCAGCATTTACTAATAGCAGCGGTCAGGCGGCTGCTCCAAATCCAAACAGCGTATATATTTTTGAGACTGCAACATTACAGACTACTGAGTGGAGAGTTTTAACTGTTAAAGAAAACAAAGATACAACTTTTACAATTACAGCTTTATTACATGATCCAAATAAATATGCTGCTGTTGAAGATGGAGAAGTTTTGCCCACAAGATCAATTTCTACATTAACAGAGATAAAACAACCACCAGCACAAATGACATTTCAAGAAAAGATTGTTGCTGTTAATAATAAGGCTATAAGTAAAATAATTGTTTCATGGCAGCCAGTAGTCGGAGCTACAAGCTATCAGTTTCAGTATCGAAGAAATAATGAAAATTATGTAAATATCACTACCACTTCAAATGATTATGTCATTGAAAATGGTGACGTTGGAACTTATGACTTTAGGATATTTTCAATCAATGCACTTGGAGTTCCATCTGTTACACCCCTTGAAGATCAATTCATAGCCGCTGGAAAAACAGCAGCCCCTCAAGATGTACAAGGACTTACTCTTGAACCAATAGACGGAAAACTTGTAAGGCTTAAATGGGACAAAACCACCGAAATAGATGTGATTCATGGGGGTTTTACTCATATCAGACATTCTCCAGCTACAAGCGGGGCTGATTTTGGATCTGCTCAAGATTTAATCCAAGCAGTTAGCGGGGCAACAACCGAAGTTACTGTTCCAGCTTTAGTCGGAACGTATATTCTTAAATACACTGACGATCTTGGGAATTTTTCAGAAAATGACGCAACAATAACCATATCAATTCCAAGTCAATTAACATCACTCTCAATAATTCAACAAAGAGAAAATCCTAATTTCACAGGTACAAAAACGAATACAACAGTTTCAAGTAGCAAATTAAAATTAGATAGTTTAACAGCTACGTCAACAGGAACTTATGAATTTGCCTCTGTTGTTGATCTCGGAGCAAGTTTTACTTTAGGACTTCAAAGAGTAATCACAAGTCTTGGTGTTAATACATCAGACTTACTTGACAGCAGAAGTGGTAATGTTGACGATTATGACTCTTGGGACGGCAGTGTTGTAAATCAAACAAACTGCAAGGTGTCAGTTGCAACATCTTTGGACAATTCTACTTTTACAGATTTTCAAGACTTTTCTCAAGCAAATTTTGTAGGTAGATACTATAAATTCAAATCAACTTTATCAAGCACCAACATTGGACAAAATATCGAAGTAAGTGTCTTGGGCTTTGATGCTTTTATTGAGCTTAGAACAGAAACCTCAGCTAGTAACTCAGCAACAAGCAATGGTGTGATTGCGTCTGGAACTTCAAATTCTGGCAAGGATATTAGTTTTGTAAATAATTTTTTCACAGGGACTTCCGCAATAGGTGGCAGTACTTCAGCTTTTTTACCATCAATACAAGTTGTTCCTACTAACATGGGTGCAAACGAAACATATACAATTACTTCTATTTCTGGTTCTGGATTTAATGTAAAATTTACCGATTCTGGTGGTAGTGTTATAAATAGAAACTTTACTTTCACTGCTACTGGTTTCGGCAAATCAAGCTAACATAAAAATAAAATGGCACAAGATACCGATTTTCAAATTCCAAATGGAACTGGTCAAGCTGTAAGGCTTGATATTCAGACTGCAATTTTAGCTTTGGCATCATTGAGCAGTGGAAGTCAGTCAGGTTTAGGAACTACACAACCATGCCAATTATTTGCAGACACAGCAAATGGACTTTTAAAGATAAGAGACACAGGTGGCAATGCCGCAGCGGGATCAGCAACATTTCATACGATTGGCACACTTAACACAACTAACTTAGGGTTATTGCCTCGAAGTGGAGGTTCATCTGCTCCTATGACAGGTGTTTTGCAATTATCAACTGGATCAGCCTCTGCCCCATCAGTCAATTTTGGCTCCTCTACAACTGGATTCTTTCAGAATACAGCTAATGCTGTTGGTTTTACTGGTGCAAACAATTTAGCAATGCAGTTCAGTAATGATGGGTTTGATATGCTGGGCCAAAGACCAGTAAGATTTTATGAATCAGATTCAACTCATAATATCCAAATAAAAGCTCCTAGTTCAGTTGCATCAGATAAAGTTTTGACTTTACCAGATGAAACAGGAACAATTCTTACATCAGCTTCAACAATTCCAGCTTCTCAAACAAAAGCAGCTTTTTCTTTTATAAACTTTAACAGCGAAACTAACTCCATAAGAGGAAGTCATAATGTTTCTACGATTACAGATCATGGAGTGGGTAACTTTTCTGTGAATTTTACAAGTTCCGCTTCTAATAATGACTATTCAGTAACCATGACAGGAGGTATAAGTTCAAATAATAATGTTACGACATTTCAAATCTCATCAAGTGGGCCGAATCTTAACAGTAATAGTTTTGATGAAGCTAATTTTGCCACTGGTAGTTTTAGGTTTGTGATGGGGGAAAGTCAAACATCAGTTCCAAGAGATTGCAAAATAGTATGTGCTACTGTGCATGAGACTTGATATAGTAAAAGAAAAAACTTATGGCTGTTTCCGATAAAAGAATTGTATATATGCAAGATGACGGCACTGTTGCCATCATGATTCCTACTGATGAATGTGGTTTGACTGTTGAACAGATACAGGCAAAAGATGTGCCTGACGGAAAAACATCTTATATAATAGACGCAAGTGAAGTTCCAACAGACAGGAGCTTCAGAAATGCTTGGACTTACACACCTTAAATATTATGGGATTTAACATAGACATGGCAAAAGCGAAAGAATTACATAAAGATAAAATTCGCTTGGCTAGAGAAGAAAAATTTAAAGAACTTGATATTGAATTTCAAAGAGCAATCGAAACGAATGACACTTCAACTCAAGCTAGTGTTGCAGTAAAAAAACAAGCATTGAGGGATGCCCCTGCTGATTCTGGTATTACAAATGCAACTACAACTGATGAACTAAAGGCTCAGTGGAATACTTCTATTCTTGGAACTTCTCCTTATTCAAGTTAAACTAAGTTCAAAATTTAATTATTATGGCTATTACTTACACATGGGAAATAAATGGCACAGCTTGTAAAAGAGATGTTGCTGATGGCTATTTTACAAATGTTGTTTATCGAGTAAAAGGTATGGACGGCACAGAGGAAAAAGCAAGATATACAGGTGAAATAACTTTTACTAAACCTGAGTCACTTCCCTCTGATTTTATTGCTTTTGATACCAGCAAACCAACTCCCACACAGGCAACAATGCTTACATGGGTAAAAGATGCTTTAGGTTCAACTGAGGTCACTGCAATAGAAAATAGTTTAAAAGCAGAAATAGATTTAATTAACACACCAGTACAAGCAACAGGTGTTGCCTTTTAATCATGGCTATTTCTCCCGCAAACTACGATATGACTGTTCAACGAAGATCAGATCATGCTATACAACTTGTTTTTAAAGATAGTAATAATGATGCAATAAATTTAACTGGATTTACTGTAGCTGCACAAGTTTGGGAAGAAACAAGGACTACTAAATATGCTGATTTTGGTGTTACTTATACGAATAGAACAACTGGAACGATTGATATTGCTTTAACCGATACACAAACAGCAACATTTTCTCCAAATGAATTAAAATATGATGTCTTGTTAACAAATCCCGCTGGACTTAAAGAATATTATTTAGAAGGTACAATATATGTAAGCGAAGGCTATACAACATGACTTCAGTAAACATCACAACCACAGAAAACACTGTCACAGTTAATGAAGGTGATACAACTGTTGTAACTGTTGCTACTCAAGGGCCACAAGGCCCTAGTTTTGCTTCATCAGGAACGACCATGAATGATGACAGCAGAGTTGATGGCTCAGTTGTGTTTTTCGATCAATCAAGTGGTATGTTTAAAGCAGATGCTACAACCACAAAGCTAACACTCGTTAATGGAGGTAATTTTTAGGCCATGTCTAACACAATAAGAATTAAAAAAAGAGCAGCCTCTGGCAGTGCGGGTGCTCCAAGTAGTTTATCTCCATCAGAATTAGCATTTAATGAAGCGGATTTAAAATTATATTATGGATTTGGTGATAATGGATCTACCCCACCATCTGCAAGCTCTATCATCACTGTAGGCGGTGCTGGTGCATTTTTTAACAAGACAGATACAAGAACAGCAAATACTGTTTTATCAGGCCCTACAACTGGATCTGCGGCGGCTCCTACATTTAGAGCTTTAGTTGCGGCTGATTTATTAAAGTTAAATGAATTTACTGCCCCTGATGGTGCTGTTAGTCTAAATAGTCAAAAAATTACAAATTTAGCTGATCCAACTGCTGATGCTGATGCGGCAAACAAAGGTTATGTTGATGGAGTTGCACAAGGCTTAGATATAAAAGACAGTTGTATTGCAGCAACTACAGGGAATATAACAATATCTACTGCCCTTAATAATGGTGACACTTTAGATGGTGTATCTCTTTCAACTAATGACAGAGTGTTGGTCAAAGACCAGTCTAGTGCGTCTGAGAATGGTATCTACATAGTTGGATCTTCACCAGCAAGGGCTGATGACTTAGCTGCTGGGGCTGATGCGGCTGGTATGTTCACTTTTGTAGAGAAAGGTACTGTCAATGCTGACAATGGATTTGTTTGTAGCTCTGACAAGGGATCAGCGGTTGTAGGAACAAATAATCTTACTTTTGTTCAGTTCTCTGGTGCGGGTCAAATTACAGCGGGTGATGGTTTAGACAAGTCTGGAAATACATTATCACTAGATATTCAATCAAATGGTGGTCTTATTTTTGCGTCAACTGAACTAACTGTTGATCTTAGTGCTAGTTCTATCACTGGAACTCTTGCAATTTCTGACGGAGGAACAGGTGCGACCACAGCATCAGCAGCAAGGACAGCTTTAGGTCTAGCGATAGGCTCAGATATTCAAGCCTATGACGCTGATTTAGATGTTTTATCTGGTATGCAGTCAGGTGCGGCGGCTGCTTTAGCTGCTTTAACTTCAACTGAAGTGGCAATTTTAGATGGAGCAACTGTTACAACTGCTGAATTAAATATTCTTGATGGAGTTACAGCTACAGCGACTGAATTAAACATCATGGACGGAGTCACTGCAACGACTTCAGAACTCAACATCATGGACGGAATCACAGCGACCACTACTGAGCTTAATTTAATGGACGGAGGCACATCTGCCTCTTCAACAACTTTAGCCACAGCAGACCGCTTTGTATGCAACGATAATGGCACAATGAAACAAGTGGCTCTCTCAGACCTTGTGACGTTCTTGGAAGACGGAGCAACTTCTGGTTTTGATGTTAATGGAGGCACATATTGAATAAAAATTAAGTTACTTAGGAGGTTTAACAAATGGCAGTCACAATTAAATTAAAAAACGCAAGTGGCAGCGATCCAAGTGCAAGTGATTTAGTTGTTGGAGAAGTAGCTTTAAGAACAGACAACGGCAAACTTTTTACAAAAAAAGATGATAACTCTGTAGTTGAAATATCAGGAAGCGGTGGAGTTAGTGACGGAGATAAAGGAGATATTACTGTAAGCAATAGCGGTGCAACTTTTACTATTGATAGTGGGGTTGTTAATAATGCAAAAGTAGCTTCAGATGCAGCGATAGCAGGGTCAAAGATTGATCCAAGTTTTACATCTGATCTAACAATTACAAATACTAGCCCACAAATTTTTTTAGTAGATTCAAATAATAATAGTGATTACGAAGTAGCAAACGAAGATGGAACTTTTAGGATAAGAGATACTACAAATTCAGCCAATAGACTTACTATAGATTCTTCTGGGACAACTGAGGTAACAGGGACTTTTGCAATAAATAGCTCTCAGCCAACAATTCAGTTAAACGATTCAGATGC